CGGCCAAGCAGAGCCCACCACCGGCCGTGCCGCAGCCCGTGCCTGCAACTTGGTGGACCAAGCTGCTCTGGTTTGCCTGGGCCCTGGGCGACCGCCTGCCGCCAGGACTACTCGAGCTGCTCGGCGAGCTCTACGCCCAGGGGGCCCTGATCGAGGTGGTTCATCGCAGCGCCCGGGAGACCAGGCTCAAGCTGCTGCCGGGACGCCTGGCTCCCGAGGAGTGGGAGCGCCGGCGTAACGAAGCCCTGGCTCCGCACCGCGACTGGGTGAAGCGCCTGCTCGAGTGGACGGCCTTGGGAGCCGTGCCCGTGCGTTCCAAGGTCCTGGACGGCGCTGTCATCTACCTGACTTGCCGCCGGGAGTGGGTGGCTAGAGAGAAGATCGGGCCTAAGGCAGCCATCTATGCCGAACAGGAATTGCGGCTACTCAAAGGCCTGGGCCCCGACGAGCTCCGGGCCGTGCACCAGGCCAAGATGGTATTCGCCGGCGAGGTGACGCACTGTGCGTAACTGCGGCCAGTACAGAGACGAGCCGAGTGTGCTGCCCCGCGATCTGCAGGCGCGGTTTCACTCCCTGTGTGCCGCTCGGAACGACGCTGAGACTGTCTTCACCGTGGCTACCGACCCTGATCTGATCGATGCTGCCATCTACCGGCTATCCGCCATTGAGGCCCAGATGGCGGCGATAATCAAGGAGGCGAGGAGCGTGCCCGAGCAGCGTGAGGTAACGATCCGGGTTGCAACCGGGCCACAGTTTTTCCAGCCCGGCCGGCTGTTCGTTTTCTACTACACCAACGGTAAGGCCATCTTGGGCCGGGTCTGCGAACGCCAGGGTGACCTGGTGCGGCTCGATGGTGGCCACGTGGTCAACTTGGCGGCCAGCAGCTTTGAGTATGCCGTACCGGAACGAAATGAGTGAGGTATTGACGGTTATTACAGGCCTGGCAGATAGAAACTGGAGGGATGACCGTGGCGACCACGTTTGAGCGAGCGCCAGAGGTTGAGGAAATGGCACGGGAGTTGATCGCGGAGCACCAGGATCCGGCCGGGAACCCGGTCGCCACCGGACAGGCCGACGACGACACATCGGTGAGCAGCGATGACGAGGCTGAGAACTTGGGGGAATGGGAGCCCGGGCCGGACAGCGTCGGATGCTCGCGCCAGCCGGGTTACTGTGCGAGCTGCAAAACCCCCAGGGAGAAGTGCCCCGAGTGCGTTGAAGGCAGTCTGTGGCAATGAGAGGGGTGGACTCTGTGACCAGAGAGAGCCGGGCCAGTCAACTGGCAGAAGCCCTGGGTTACAGCGACACGCTAGACGAGGTTCGAGAACAGGATAGGGCACCTGCTGGGCGTTTACACGAGCGGGTTACCAAGGAGATGTTGCAGGCGGATCTTTCAGTAGGTGTGCCTCTCTCCAAGATCGCTTGGAAGTACGGGGTGAGCACCAGGGCCATTCATCATCTGAAAGAACGCTATGGCCTGGTAAATGGCAAGGACGTTCAGCCCGAGTCCCCGCCGACAGCCCAATCGGATAAGCGCCCAGACAGCCGCGGCGGTAACATGCAAGCCCGGGGCCGGGACATCCGCGAACGCGTCACCCGCGAAGTCCTGGAGGCCGACATCGCCGCCGGGCTGACCAACACCCAGATCGCGGAGAAGCACGGCATAGTCGGCAGCACCCTCAACCGGCTGTTGACCGAGTACGGGCTTCTGGGCCGGCGCCGTCGCTTGGGCCAGTCGGTGCCCCAACCCAACCTCGAACTCGAATCGCCACCCGTTGAGCACGCTGATCTACCGCCTGCACTGGTACCCCAGGTGGCGCCGACACCGGCAGTCCACGCCCTGCTATTGACCATGCGCGGCGAGTACCCGGCCGGCCGGGTGGTGGCCTATCTGCGCGCCGCGGCCGCCATGGTGGAGCACGCCGAGCCGCAGGAGACGCCGGTGGTCGTGGAGATCGTGGTGCGGAAGGAGGCGTCGTGATGACCCGGCAGCTGAGCGAGGTCGTCGCAGGCGCCGAAATCAAGCGCAGCGTCAAGGAGTCCGAAATCCTGGCCACCTGCCGGGAGCTCTTGCGGCTCCATGGTTGGTTTGTCGTCCGCTTTCAGCAGGGACTAGGCTGCCACAAGGGTCTGAGTGACCTCGCGGCCCTCAAGGCCGGCAAGGTGCTGTGGATCGAGATCAAGACGTCCAAGGGTCGCCTATCCCGGCACCAGCAGCAGTTTAGGTGCGATATCATGCGCCACGGAGGTACATACCTGGTCATCGACAACCCTGATGACCTTGAAGCGGCGCTGCAATGGCTGGAACAGGAGGTGGCGTCGTGATGCCGAGAGCGCAAGCGCAACAGCGCGGCATCCCGATTCGGGTCGCGATCACGGATCATGCCCTCGAGCGCTGGCGACAGTACGTCGGGGTCAGGTCGCGCAGCAGTCTGCGGCACGAGGTGCGCCGCCGGCTTTACGCCTACCTCCGCGCCGGCGCCGCCGTGGCGCCTGACGGTTCGGTTAGGGTGGCGATGGCAGAGGGCCTGGCAGCGGTGTGCGTACCCGGCGAGGCCGGCTGGACGGTGGTGACGTTCCGTCCGACTTCGGGAGCTCTGGTGCAGCGGGGCATAGCACCGAGGGGCCAGGCCATGGGGGAGGGGGCGGCGTAGTGGTAGGAGCAAATCAGGCCCAACAGGCCGCACCGCCCGGGCTGTGCCGGGGATGCGGTGACGCCCGGGCAGTGTACTGTGAGGACTGCGTCGATGACATCGTTGATCGCGCTCGGTCGGCGGGCGACGAGACGCTCTACAGGGATGCGGTCTCAGCGGCCGTGGAGCTAGTCGCGGTGCTGCGCCGCTTCGAGGGGAGCGTACCGGGGCTGGCGGCACTGCTGGATGGGCCGGCGCTATTCGCACTCAGGACGTTCGAGGCGCATGCGCGAGAGCTGGACCTAAGGAAAGCGCTGGATGAGGCGTGTCTGTAGCGTGGTCTTGATGCGGTCCAGTATGACCGAGATTGACACCAGGAGGCAGGAACCCCTTGCCAAACTCCCGAAATACGGCACAAGTGGGACAACTTGACCCTGGCGAGGCTGACCTGGTTCGCCTGATTCGCGAACTTGGGCTCGACGGCGCCAAGGTTGCAGTCCTGGGATCGGTTGCGCGCGCCCTGGCCGAGGTCAAGTACGGCGAGGTCATCGTCAAGCTGCAAGCCGGAAGGCCGGCCTGGGTCGACAAGTATGAGCGGGAGAGGGTGGGGTGAATGTGTCTCAGTCAGCAGCTTGACGAGGGGGAAGAGTGTGGGTGCCTGGTGAGCCAGGAAGACTTGGTATTGGTACTCACAGAGGCTGATGGTCGGCAGGTTACCACGGAGCGGTTGGAGGCTCTATTGCGCGGGGTGGAAGAGGCTGCCCGGCTCCATGGCTTCAAGTTGCTGGCGCATGGCAGCGAAAGTGTGATGACGTATATGCTGGCAGATAAGAGGGCGTTTGTGCAAGCTCTCTTTGAACCCCAGAAGTAGAATAGGCTGAGGCAAAGAAGCCAGGCCGACCTTCGACCGGTAGCACCGGTCTGGGTCGGCCTTTGTCATGCGAGACAGCAGAGAGAGTGTCACCGTGGGAGGGGTAACCGTGTCCATCTTCGAGAGGTTGGCCTACGAGCAGCCCATGGTTCTGTTGAGTCTGGCGTCTCTGGGGTTGCTGGTAATAGACGACCACCTCCCGGGCGGCACGGCCCGACTTATGCGCCATGCGGCGTACCGTCGGGTCAACCGCCGGATCAGGCAGGTGAGGGTGGCGTGAGCGAGCAGGCCATCACCCCTCGCGTCATCGACTGGCTCCTCTACAACCGCCGTGACCTCCGGGCCCTCGTGGAGGCGATGGAGCCTTCTTCGTCTACCAGCCTCGTACAGATACCGGTACGCAGGCGGCAGGAGAGCAGCCAGGTCGAGTGCGTCGCCATCTCCAGGGCGGCCGTGAGCGCTGTGCTGGACGCCGTTGACCGCTCACTCGCGCGCCTGCCTAAGGCCCTCCGTCGGCTGGCCCGACTGCGCTACGAGGACAAGATGGCGGTTCACGCCATAGCCCGTTACGTCCACTGGAGTGAGCGAACCTGCTACCGCAGATTGGACTTGATCCGATTGAGGGTCGAATCATCGTTATCCCTGCTAGAGGGCGACATTTTGGCAGTATTTTGGCAGGAAATTGGCAGACTTTTGGCAGCCTAAGGGCAGGTTTTCGTGGCAGAGATGTGGTAGAATGTGGGCGGGGAAAAACCCGCCCAAAAGCAGGGATACCCCAGCCGCCCGTGGTGAAGAAAGACGGCATTGCACCGGAGGCCGTCCAGAGAGGGCGGCTTCTGGCTTTCAAGGAGGGAGCGGCGGTGGCCAAGTACGACGAGGCAACGAAACAGAAGGCTCTGGCCATCGCCGAGAGCGCCGGCCCGGCTGAGGCCTCAAGGGCCACGGGCATACCGGCCGGGACCATCCGGTCGTGGATGCACCGGTTGCAGCGCAACGGTAGTCCGCAACGCAACAACCCCGCAACGCAACGTGAAACGCAAAAGATGAGGGCCCTGCAGGCCCAGGTGGTTGAACAGGCCGTCCAGGAGGCGGGCGAGTACATCGCAGACCGTTTGAAGGGGTTGGCGGATGGCCTCTATCGCCTCGCCGAGGAGGGCCTGCAGGAGGTGCGGGGCTTCATGCGGTCAAGTCCCGACCCCGACCGCGACTCGGCGGCCTGGCTGCGGGCCCTGGTGGGAGCGATGCACTACGGCATCCAGGATGCCCAGTTGCTCTCCGGCAAACCTACGGCCAGGCCGGAGGCGGTGAACAGACATGAGTACGATATCACGCAACGCATCATCGCCGACCCGGAAGCCGTCCAACTCGCCCACACCCTCTTACGACGGGCTGCTGGCAGCGACACCAGCCGGGTTTGCCTGGATAGCGAGCAATGAGACCTGGCAGCCGTACGACCATCTACTCCTGCTGTCGGAGCACCTGGCCGCCGTAGCCGCCCGCCGCATCCGCAGGCTCATGGTGTTCATGCCTCCCCAGCACGGGAAGTCGATGCTCATCGGTCAGTACTTCCCGGCCTGGTACCTGGGGCACTTCCCCGAACACCGTATCATCTACACCAGCTATGAGGCCGACTTTGCCGCCTCCTGGGGGCGCAAAGCCCGTAACGTGCTGGAAGAATGGGGTGGACTCTTTGGAGTCAAGGTGTCACCGGAGTCTTCGGCCGCGAACCGCTGGGATCTGGAGGGGCATGCCGGGGGTATGAATACTGCCGGTGTCAACGGACCCATCACCGGCAAAGGCGCCAATGTCTTTGTGATCGACGACCCGGTCAAGAATGACCAACAGGCTGAGAGCCGGCTCTACCAGGAACGCACTTTCGATTGGTACCGGTCGGTGGCCCGCACGCGACTGCGCAAGGACGGCGCCATCATCCTGGTCATGACACGTTGGAATGAAAGAGACCTGGCCGGGCGACTGTTGCAGGCGGCCGAAGAAGGCGGCGAGGAGTGGACAATTCTGAGTCTGCCCGCCTTGGCGGAGGGGGGCGATCCGCTGGGGCGCGCCGAGGGTGAGGTTTTATGCCCCGCACTGCACGATAAGCAAGCATTACTGGAGACCAGGAACACCCTGGGTAGTTACTGGTGGAATGCCCTCTTCCAGCAGCGACCGCAGCCGGCCGGGGGCACCATTTTTCAGCGTGAATGGTTCCGGTATTTCAGGACCGATGGCGAGTTCTACGTCCTGATGAGAGCCGGCGGAGAACACCGGGTCAAGCGCGATGACTGCTGGCGTTTTCAAACCGTAGACCTGGCCGCCAGCCTGAAGAGCAGTGCCGACTACTTCGTGGTCCAGACCTGGGCGGTCACCCCAGAACGCGACCTCCTGTTGCTGGACTTGCTCCGTACTCGCGTAGAGGGCCCGCAGCAGCTGGGTCTGCTCAAGCAGCAATACCACCGGCACCGGCCCTCTTTCATCGGCATCGAACGGGCGGGGTACCAGCTAACGATGCTACAGACCGCGATCCGGGAAGGCCTGCCGGCCCGTGAACTGAAAGCCGACCGCGACAAGGTATCCAGGGCATTGACGATCGCGGCTCGCTATGAGGCCGGCGCCGTCTACCACCGGGCCGGAGCGCCCTGGCTTCAAGACTACGAGGATGAGCTGCTGGCCTTCCCGCGGGGAGGGCATGACGATATGGTCGACTGCGCGGGCTATGCCGGATTAGTGCTGGCCGATACGGCTAAGCGGGTTATCGACAAGGTGGTGGTGGTTTGAGCAAGGAACAGCAGCACGTGTTAACCAAGGCCATTACCATACAGGCCGACCAGCGCCGTTCTGTCGGGGGCTCGAAGCAGTTGCCGCCAGACCCGTTTGCCAAGTTATACGCCGAGCGCGGTCTGGTGCGACCGCCCTACCGCCTGGAGCGGCTGCTGGAGATCAAGGAATCCAATGCCATCCACGGCGCCTGCATCGAGCAAAAGTCGGCCGACATTGCTGGTCTGGGTTGGCACTGGGTACCGCGGCGGGGGATAGACAAGCCCCCGGACAAACAGCGCGACGAACTGGACGCGTTCCTGGAGAGCTGCAACCCGGAGATGACTTTCCGGGAGTTGCTCCAGGTAGCTTGGGACGACTACGAGACCCTGGCCTGGTGTGCCTTCGAAGTGGTTCCAGACCGCAAGGGGCGGCCGGCGCTCTTGTATCACATCCCCGGGCACACCCTGAGGGCCCATAACGACGGGGTCCGGTTCGCGCAGATCCGGGACGAGAAACTGCGCTGGTTCAAACGCTTCGGTACCGAGCAAAACTTTGACCTGGAGAGCGGGGAGCCCCGCGATGGGGGAGACCTGAACCGGCTGGCAGGCGAGATCATCGTGGTCCGTAAGGGCAACAGCCGGTCGAGTTACTATGGGATACCCCAGTACATCGGCGCCCTGGGCGCCATCGTGGGGGGACTGGCGGCCCGGGATTTCAACATCGGCTGGTTCTCGGAGCGCACCATCCCCGACGCCATGCTCATCATCGAGGGGGCGGATGTCAGCCAGGCGGTACAGGACGAGTTGAGAGCCTTCTTTAACGTAGAGGGGAAAGGGCGGCACGGTAAGCTGTGTATTCTGCCCATCCCGTCGTCGATGGCGGGTGAGGTCAGGGCGCGGCTCGAGAAGCTGATGCCTGAGGTTCGGGACGCCAGCTTCAGACTCTATCGGCAGGATAATGCCCTGGAGATTTGCGTGGCGCATCGGGTACCACCCTACCGCATCGGCTGGCCTATAGTGGGCAGCTTGGGCGGGACGACGGCTAAGGAAATGACCGAGATCTACAAGCGGAGCGTGATCCAGCCCGGCCAGGAGATCCTGGAGCACCGGCTCAACAACCAGTTGTTCCGCCGGCTGTATGCCAAGGGACAGCTGCAGTGGCGCTGGAAGCTGGACGAGATCGACCTGTCCGACCAGATGCTGGACTTGGACTACTCCATACGCGCGGTCGAACGCGGCATCTTTACCGCCAACGAGGCCCGCAAGCACTTAGGTCACGATCCCTACCCGGGCGGCAATGTGTTCTACATGCCCAATATGCTGCAGCCGGTGGCAGAGGACGCTGATGACGAGGTGAGCAAGCGTACGGGTGCCACTTTCGGGACGGTTCGCAAACGGCTCCCGCCCATCGAGGCAGAAGAGAGCGGAAGCAGCGACCAGGCCTGGGACGACTTCGCGGCCCTGCACAGTCCACTGGAAAAAGAGCTGCGGGAGCAGGTAGTCCGTTTTTTCGGGCCGAGGCAGCGCGGGCATTAGCAGCGCTGCAGAGGTTTCATCCCGGGGAAACCGCCGTGCAAAAGGGGCCCTGGTATGAGGGGCTACTGGACCCGCAAGAGGAACTGAAGGCCTTTGTGGCTGAGCTACAGCCAACGATCACCAAGACCTTCCGAACCTTCGCTCGTCACGCCGCCCAGGGCGTGCAGGCGGAGTTCGACCCTTTCGAGGCTACCGCTCAGGCGTGGGTTGAGGGGCACAGTTTTGGCCTCATCCAAGACCTGTTCGACCAGACCTTTGCCACCACCAAGCAGGCGCTGCAGAAGACCATGGCCGACGGCTGGCAGGCGGGAGAGAGCGTCAACCAACTTGCCGGGCGTATCCGGTCGGTGTTTGACCAAGCGACCCGGCACCGGTCGTACCTGATCGCCCGCACTGAAACAACCACCGCCGCCAACGCAGCTACCCTGGCAGTGTGGCAGCAGGCCAAGGTACCGTACAAGCAGTGGCTTACCGGACGCGACGAAAGGGTCTGTCCGGTCTGCGGTGCCCTTGACGGTGAGGTAGTACCGCTGGACGAAGCCTTCAGCCTGGGGATGCAGGGACCTCCAGCCCATCCGGGATGCAGGTGTTCACTCAGAAGTTGCGAAGACCCCAGCGGGGTGCCGGACTTCGACACCCTGGACGAGGCCACGGCCTGGGCGCAGAAGCGGTACCCGCATATCACCTGGGAGTTCGACGGTGCCGATGTGGAGGCCGTTACACCGACACTGCGGCAGTTCCAGAAGCTGGCGCGGGATTACCCGGAGGTGGCACGGGGAATCAAGTACATCGGCACCTATGGGGGAGATCTGAGCCAGTTTCCGGCAAGAGAATACGCTCATGCCAACCGCAGGACGCGAGCTATCGGACTAAACCCCTCTTTCTACGGAAATACGAATCATTTTCTGAGGAGGTTGCAGGAGAACGCCCAAACCAAGTTTCACCCGTTGGGCAGCGGCTGCATGGAGTCGATACTTACCCACGAGTTCGGCCATCACATGCTGTGGTGGCTCCTGGACAACAACGGAGCGGTGCTTAGATATGTGTCGCACCGGACGGGCATGGGACTGATCGACGCCACTACCTCAATGTGGCTGGGAACCCACAAGCCGACGTTGGCGTTGTCTGAGTATGCGAAGTACAATTCGGCGGAGGCTTTTGCTGAAGGGTTGTTGGCTTTGTACCATTCGCCGCCGTCGGTCCAGCGCCTGGCCTATGTAAAGCGGCTGAAAACCCTGTTGGAGGTCATGTGGGATCGTGCCACCTGGGTGCCGCACAATGAGGTGAAGTGGCTGTATGAGCTGGCCGGTACTCCACAGCATGCGCAGGCGCAGTTGCTAATCGAGCAATTAGATGCTAAGCTAGAGTTGTGGAAGGAGGCGCCCAAGCGCTGAATGAGGGGGGATGTTTATGATGGGGCCACCACCGATGTGTTATTGGTGCAGACATAAACATGCCTATGACGAAGAGGCGACAGCGAT